GCAACCGGTTCAGCGCATATTGACGATATAGAAAATTCAAAAGAGAAGGGTTTATAGATGGCATTACCGGACGAGCAGCAGATACATAGAATAAATTTGTTAGACCAAGACGAGAACAGTATTATTGATATAAACAATATGGCTGGTGTAGTCACTAATGCAGATTCTCAGGATATTCCGAAAGATAATTTTGCGGAGTTAAAGAATCTACGCCCATATCACGGCAGACTTATCGAGACAAAGGCATGGGGAACAAAATATAGCACTGCCTCTGATGTAACCTTTGTTAATCTATTTACTTATATAAACTCTAATTTTGGAAACAACGGACTCACTGACTGGGTATATGTAGGGGTGTATATAAATAATACCACAAAAGTTACTCATATTTATGGGTATGACAGAGGAGTTGGTGCATGGGTTCCTATAGAGTATTTGACGGACGTAGCTACCGCTGGGATGGTAAGCGGAACAGACATACAATTATCTGATGGAGGTGTAAGTGACGACACAATTCTTCAGGTAGACGAACAGTTTGTTGTGCAGGACTTCACAGCTGGAGATTATGTGAGCGTCACAGGATTTGGCGCAACAGACGATGGGGTTTACGGACCAGTGAAAACCGTAGCCGCAGGTATTCTTACTTTTGCTCCAGCAACATTAGTAGGGAATAATAACCCCGGAGAGAAGGTATCGGTAAGAAGATATGGATTCTACCACGATAATGCGAAGAACCCAATTTTTATTCATAACCATAATTTACGGATATTGCCGGGGAGTGTAGGCTACGCAACAGGAACGACTGAGGCAAAGGGCGTATGGATGGGATATATTGACAGAGATTATTTCGATGGGGCATGGTCGCCAACAGGTGCTTTCTATGTGAGACCTACAAACATAGACCCACCTGATTTTACAAGTACGCTTGCCGATGCTTGGGTAATTCCAAAGACGGCATCTTCTGGTTTTGCAATAACCAACCTTTACCTTTATCGGTTTACTTACGTTTATGACGGGAATCAGGAAAGTCTTTTCTCTGATACTATAATAAGGTTTGAGCCGACAGCCGTTACTGAGATTGCGTATTTCCAAATTGATGCCGAAAACTTTAATCAAGCAACATTTAATAAACGAATAACGGCAATAAATGTATATAGAAAGACAGTTGTAAAACTAACAAATGCAACGGACAGTGAATATAAACTCCTTATGTCTGTTGATTTAGGAAGAAAGTCAACAAAGGTTGCCAGCGCTGTAGATGGTTTATATGAAGGACGATACGCATGTTATATCCCTGATGCAACATCTATTACATTTGATAGTGCAAAGGCATATAAAATAACCCTTGATGACGGTGGCGGAACAGAACAAGCTCTTAATATAGTAAACCCGCAAGCCGCAACGACAGGTTCAGGGTATGATGTATTTGTATTTGATGGTAGCGAACGAACCCCAGAAGACGATTGGAGTTCCACTATGGCTTGGACGATAGCAACCCAAGCACCAGATGAAAGCACCGCTGGCACAGGTGTTTATTCTGGCGACCAAACATATATAGTAAATACCGCTCTTGATAATAATGAATATTTCGGTGGAATTGTAGCAAAAACTCCCGCCGGAGAAGGAGCGGGGTATAAGCGTTCGGTAGATAAAAATATTGGTAAAGCACTCCATTATGATACGGCGAACAATCAGGCGATTGCTGACGATCCGTGGAAAGCCGTAAAGCCGGGTGATGGACTGTACTGGTTTGAAGATGGTGGCACTACACATGATTTATGTATATTTGATAATAGTATATATGGAGACGGAACGCCAGAACATCCCTTAACGTATGATAATATTACAGAGGACTATGACCTGCCAATGCCTACTTCAATAAAAGTTAATGGTAGATTCGCTAAAATGATGGGCGGTAGACTGTTTCAAGCATATATAGTTCTTGACCCGGGAGGCGCTAATGAGGAACATGACGATTGGGTATCATATTCGGAAATCGGGCAACCTGACGTAACACCTGTATCAAATGTAATCAGGATAGATGACAGAGAGGGTGGACCAATAACAGGAATAGGCGAGATGTTCGGTAATCCCGTTATATTAAAAGAGCAATCATTAATAACACTTAATATAAAAGACAATCCTACTAAACCAGCACTTTGGAATAAGATAGAATCAATCCATAATATCGGTAATGTGGCAAGAGATGGATATATAAATGTAATGGGTGAGTTGTTTGTTGTCTCTGCTGACGGCGTATATCGGTTTAAACCGAATAATTTAGCGGAATCTGACAGAACGCCAACAGAAACACTTAGAATAACGGAAGCTGTGCAAGATATGTTTGATGATGCTGTGGGCGACCATTCAGGCACATTGAGTTCTTATGACCAAGATACATCAGAGATAGTGTTTTATTTCGGGCTGATAGACACGGTAGACCAACTGTGGAGATATAATATAAATACTGGTGATTGGCGACAGGAAGTTTCTGGAAATACACCTACAATATTCGCTATGGACGAAGACGCAGATATACTGATGTACGAAGCGGACAAGAAAGTTTACACGTCAGCCTCAGACGAGAGTAGCACAACTATATCTCTAAAAACAAAGATGTTCCATACAGGGTATAAAAGGTCAAATATCGTTAGGGAGGTTTCCGTAAGATACAAATCAGATGCAGCAATGACAATGGAAATATATTCTAATAATGAGATGGGAGACGGTGCGCTCCTACATTTAGGCTCAACATACGTTGTAACGGACGATAGTGGTAGCGCTGATTTTACAAATATTACAGATGGCGCGGGCGATGCAGTAGGTTTAGCGTTTACCTGCACAGGCTCAATAACGCCTACCGCTTGGGGAACAGGAAAACTAAGAGAAACGAGCGCCTTGTATATCGGAGATGGGTCTGCTAACACGGTTACTTTGCCCGTTCACCCGATACTCGCAAATCACAAGGTTACGATAAAACGGTATGTAACTGAATTTTACCTTAAAATATACACAAGCTAACAAGGAGATGATATCATGGCAGCAGGAGATATAACAGACGCTCTCGTCGATGAGCTTCAAATAAGAATGGAAAACCCGGAGGCTGATAAATTCACAGACGCAATGTGTCTCGATGCCTTGAATCATGCGCAGAAGAAAACCGCAATTATGATGCACAATGATTATCTCGGTGAATTGCAGGTTATCACAACAGCAGGATCAGCGTCATCAAGCACAAAAGCATTCCCGTCTGGGGCTGGTAATCTCCCCCTTAATGGGGCAGAAGGTATATTGGAAGTATACTCAGTGACTAACAGCAAATTTATGAAGAAAACACGAGTAGAAGACCAGAAACGGTTTGAGAATACACTACTTGCGGGAGGCTCAACGAACCTCATTTATTATTTATGGGATCAGCAAATATACATAACCACAGGACTAGCAACTGAAAGTATGCAGGAGTATTTCTTAAAAACACCAGTAGAAATGACTACAAGCGTTGACCCTGTGTTAGGCACTAGGCTTTACGAGATTATGTTGCGTTTTGCCGAAGGTAACTTATGGACTACAGATAAGAAGCTCGGAAGAAGAGTGTCTGCCTATAAAGATGCCCTTGAGCAGATTAAGCGTATGAATAAAAAAGCTTTTGACGCAGAGCCGGAGGGTATCGGCACTAAAGAATCAAGACGGCAAGAAGATAACACGATAAGGAGATAATAATATGGCTGCACAGACAACGGCTCAATTAGTAACAACTCTTGGGATAAGAATGGAAGACCCCGGAGAAGATAAATTCACAGCAACACAGAAGCTAGCTACACTGAATTACACTCAAATAAAAACAGCACAGATGCTTGATATAATGTATTTATCAGAACTCCAAGAAGTTGATACACAGGCTATGACTGCCACATCTTTAACATTCGCATCATTATCTTTTGACCCGTTAGATGGGGAACAGGGAATAATTGCTGTTATGGACGCTGCTTCAGACTGGGTGACAAAGACGACTCTCGAAGAACAGAGACGGCTTGACAATACTCTGTTGGCATCAGATGCGACTAATAAAGTTTATTTCATCTTTGATGAAAAGATATGGGTGTCGGTAGGTGGAGGCGCAACCGACGATCTAACAGTCTATTATATAAGAGATATTCCAGCTATGGTGTCTGCCGGACAAGCGCCAATACTAAATGAAGCACTATATGATATTATACTTCGGTTCGCAGGGGCATCATTATGGAGAGCTGACGATAATATTGACAGAGCAGATGCGGACGATAAAGAAGCTCTTGATTATGTAGACGCCCTGAATCAACTTGCCGAGATGAAACGTCCTCTTGGTGTAGGCACGAAAAAAGAGAAGCGTGAAAAAATACAACGATAAGCGAGGTATAGAATGAGTATGTTAAGCAAAGCATGGAAAAAACAGTTTGGACCCAAAACAAAACTGTTTGAACATACCGAACGTGGCAAGCAATTAGCAAGAGTGGCTGAAGAGGGTGTTTACAGCCCCGAAATGAAACGTTCAATGATTGGGGAATCAACAGCCCAGAATCAGGCTATTGCCCAGAAAAGAAGGGTAGCCTCAAAAGGACGGCTTATCTCATCTGGATTTGGGGGTAGTATTGCAGGGAACAGATTATTAGCCGCTCCGGGAGTTCAAGCACAGCGAAATGTGTCAGATTATGCAGGAGATATTTCAAGAGAGAATATGCTATCCAGAGTAGGTGCGGGAGAAGCTCTTGCAACAGGGAAAGATGAAAGCAGGAGTATGCGGGAGGCTGAAAGGCAAAAAACGAGAGCAGGATTTTATAAAGTAGGCGGTATGGCTTTAGGCACTCTCATCCCCGGAGTAGGGAATGTGCTTGGTGCGTCTATAGGTGGTCGATTAGGCGGAATGGCGGCTGGCGAAGGGCTTGATACTTCTGGTCTTGCAAGCGATATTTATGCAGATAGGCTTTCTAAATACAGAACATCAACAGAGGAAGCACGGAAAGCATACTATGAGCGTGAGGACAAAGAACCCGTAAACAAAACAGTCCCAGACGACTTAACGGGATACAGTAATATTGATTTGGTTAATCTCTCAGAGGTATCGGGAGTCCCGATAGAAGAACTGCGAGCCGCAACGACACGACAGAAAGAGGCGAAGCTATTATCAGGCAATAACCAACCGGCAGAAAGATTTTATCCAAGTATGGGCTATGAGGGATATGATAACTCATACGGCTATGGGGGTAGATAATTATGCCAAAATATAGCGATACATATCGCAAAATATATAGAGAAGATTACGGAACGGAACCACCGGGATATAAAGAACAAACAAAAGCTAAAGCACCTACATTCAGAACAGCGTTAGAGAAATCCGCATACCAAGTAGGGGAACAAAAATTTGCAGAACCCTCTTTGGAAAATAAACTTTATCCCGGGAGTATATCCGCTTCTGCCGATACTTTGGCTTTAAGAAAAGCAGGCTTGCCCGGATTTGGTGAATTACCTGAAGAAAGAAAAATGGATTTAACGGGAGCTGTTAATAGATTGCAAGCAGGCACGGCTAGCAGAGCAGACTCACTAAAAGTAGAGAAGGACTTACCCGGATATTTTGGGAAACCATACGGCCCCGAAGCTATTGCCAAAGCTGAGGAAGATAGATTAAAGAAAACCGAGAAAGGGAAAACAACGGCTAAATCTGCAAGAACTGAATATAATTCTGCATTAAAAGGAAAGAATGCGGCAATTACTTATCTGGCGAGCGTAAAAGGCGGGGCTAGTCCTGCTGAAGCATCATCTGCATCTGGTAGCGATTCAGGGGTAGAAGGGCTACTCAGAAAGTTAGTATTAGGAGGCAAAAAAGAATGGGGCAAGGGTGATATTGATAGAATAGAAGACTCTATCGGTAAACTTGTAGGTAGTTACGATGAAGTAATCACAGGATACGAAAACAAAAGACTTGAATCTGATATAGCGTCCTTTGGCGAACAATATCCAGCAAGTGAATATGACGGTCAAACAGCAACAGATTCAAAAACAGGATTGAAATTAATGTCACAGAACGGTAAATGGGTGATTCTTGACCAAATTGAGGGTAGGTAATGGCATTTGAGTTAGACACGGGTGGAACAGTTATTTCTGACGATCCCCAAGCTACATACGATATCCCGAGAGGATATTCAGAAAGGAAACCGAAGTCAAGGTTTTCTCTTGACCCTATGCCGGAAGAGGGTACTGAGTTACATGCTCCTTATGACCGTTTTAAGATGGACGAGCTGAGATACGGTGAGCCTGTATCTCCAGATTTTATCCCTGAAGAAGCTCCCGATACTGCTATTGAGACAACAGGCAAACAAAAAGTTGGCGTGTACGAAACGATTAGAAAAGGTGGCTATTGGCGGCAACCTGAAGATACTCCTACGGATGTTCCTGAGACTGACCTTGAACTTGATGTTCGTCCCGGTTCTTTCGGTGTAAGTGGCGGATTTGATGCTCCTCCAGAGAAACCGGAAGTTGCGACAGGAATAATCAGTGATGAACCACGTCCTTCTTTTGGTATGGCTGTCAGGAGTATTCTAAAGAAGCCATTTATTAGAAGCCGTGAGGAAGAAGTTGCCAGAACACAGAATATACTGGCTATGTCAAAAGATACGGGTATATCACCCGATAAAATAGATAAAAACTTCAGGCATTTTGCAAAAGAATCTGGCTTGCAAACACAACCAGAGCTAATGGAAGTCCTTGGTGGCTTAATTATGCTTCCCGTCACTGCCCATATAGCATCACACCCATTAACGGCATTGGTTGGTCTGGCTGGTTATGAGGGCTTATCTGAAATAGAAAATGCCGCAGTGAGCAAAATGAAGAAAGAGCCATGGAGGTTCCATGGAGGGAAGGGGTTAAAAGAATTACTACCAGAAGAAGCAACTGACCAAACAAAAGCAATGGTAGAACTTGCCGATTTAATAGGTAAAGGACTCATTCTTGGTGGCATTTATAAAAAAGCGCCAGCGGTAGCCAAGAAATTCACAAAGAATATATTGACCGAATATAAAGCACCAGACGTAATACGCTTTGAAGCAAATAAGGTCAGGGCAATGTTTAATGAGACTCCCGGTGTTATCAGCCCAGAGGAAGCATCTATCATTAAAGACTTAGGACTTACGAGCAAACAATATAGAAATGCTGTTTTAAAAGGTATAGAGATAGATGTTCCTGCAAAGAATATTGCTACTATGGTTGATAAACCTTACTGGGCGAAATTTAAGAGCATGTTTGGTATCAAACCGTCTGAGCCTATAATAAGAACTACTACCGAGGGACGTGCGGGGATTAGAAAACCTTCCGCGGGAATGTTGGAAGAAAAGATATCCGAACCGCAAAAAAGAATTAATCTTGTCGAAAGACTTGAGCAGACAGATGACCCTATTCAGCAACAGGAAATTATAAAAGAGATAGACACTTCACTCGAATTAGAAAAATTAACCGAACCCACAAAAGCGATTAAAAAACCAATTAAGGGTGTCGAGGTGACCCCTACTATACCTGAAGCAGAGAAAGTTGTTAAACAGCCCGTTACCCGTGAGGCGGAAGTCAAGAAAGCAAAAGTAGTCGATGTTAAAAGAACACCAGTAGGAAAACATAGCGTGGCATTTGTTAATGACGCGGATGGAGATTATTACAAGTGGAGTAATGACAGGGGGGAGTCTGGAAAGGTATATGTGTCAGACTTCAAGGATGACCCCGTATTCGGGAGAGCAAGCGAAAAGGCGCTGAGTGAAGCAGGTTCCAAAGCTCAACCAACCGAAACGGATGAAATGAGGATAGACTATATAGAATACGACAATTCTGTTGTGGATAGTTATAGTGCTAATGAACTTGACGAACTTGCTAAAGAAATGGTACAGAACAAAAAGAAGTATGACAAAAAATACAAAGACCCTCAACACGTATTTAATCTAATTCTTGATAAATATGAAGAAGAATTCAAACAGAAATCTTATTTTGACAAGCGCAAGCAACTTGTGCCTTCAAGGATGTCAGGTGATAATCTTAAAAAAGAATTTCAACAAATACCGATGGAAAACCGAACCGCTAAGGAATCTGCCAGAGCGGATGAACTCGCCAAAGAACTTGATAAACGGGAAGAGCGTAGAAGAGTTATTACTAAGGCATTTAATGAAGGCAAAACTATTCCCAAAGAAGTTCTTGCAGATTATCCTGAGTTGATTAAGCCTACTCCTAAACCGAAAGAACCTGTAAAGGAAACTCCATATACCAAAGACCTTAAAATAGGAAACATAAATGCCTTGCCAAAGGGAGTCGGGGCTAAATACTTACTTACCATAAAAGGTGAGGGCGATGAATTAGTAGCAAAAGCATGGAAAAGGAAAGCACCCCAAAAATTAAACGAGAACGAAGTGTTGATAAATATGGATGTATACGAAGCCCCTCCACAAATAGACAAACCGCCTATTCTCACAGGAATAAAAGGTAAGGCACGGACAGAGAAAGGCACGGAAATAGATTATGAATATGGTGTATATGATGCTGATGAACTTGTCACTTCGCACGATGAGTTACTAAAAGTAAATAAGGATTACCCAACAGATAAACAGCCAAGAGATAGGGGAAAGATTGCCTCACAAGTTCAGATAGACAAAATCGTAAAAAAACTTCTACCGGAACGTCTTGGAGAAAACCCTATGGTATCAGAGGGAGCGCCTATTGTGGATAAAGCGGGTATAGTCGAGGCGGGGAATGCACGAATTATTGCCATGAAGCGCGTTTATAAAGAAAACCCAGAGAATGCGGCTAAATATAAAGAATGGCTTAGTGAAAATGCCGAGCAGTATGGACTTGACTCTAAACAGTTAAAAGATATTAAAAAACCTGTTCTAACACGGCGTAGATTATCTGATGTAGATGTTGCAAGATTTGTAGAGGAGGCTAATATACAGGCAACCGCCGCGATGAGCGCCACGGAACAAGCTGTTGCTGACTCAAAAGGAATGTCCGACAATACGCTAAATATGTTTATCCCAAATCCAACGGGAGAAATTAATACCGCCGCTAACCGAGATTTTGTAAGAAGTTTCATAACGGACGTAATAAGCGAAAATGAATATGGACGGTACATAACGGCGGATGGGATGCTTTCTAAGGAAGGTGTCGCAAGAGTAAAAAATGCCGTATTTGCAAAAGCCTTTGGAGATACAGGAGCTATAGAACGGTTATCAGAAAGTACGGATGATAATATAAGAAATATCACAACAGCATTAACAAATATCGCTCCACGGTATGCTATTCTTAAACAAGAAATTATAAAAGGCACTAAACACGATTTTGATATAACAGACGATATAACTCAGGCTACAGAGAAATTATCACTATTAAGGACAGAGGGTACGCCGTTAGATGAATATTTAGCTCAAACAAATATGTTTGGTGATGATATTTCCGACAATGCAAAAACGCTGTTACGAGTATTTGAGAACAACAAGAGAAGCATAAAAAGCATAACTAATGTATTTGATGGATTTATGACACTCGTAGACAGGTTAGGTGACCCAAATCAAGCGCAACTGTTTGATAATTATGAGCAACCAACGGTAGAAGAGATGCTATCTGCCGCAATAAAAGGAGAGGTCGATGGACAAATATCCATTTTTGAAGAAGAAGGTACGCCTGAAAGTGGTGGACAAACTGGTAGGGTTGTTGAAGCAGAAGCAGAAGGTGAAACCGAAGCAGAAGTAAAGAAACCTGTGCCTAAACTGTCCCACGAAACACTCGTGCTCATTATGAAGCAACCTGACCCCATGTATCTCGCAGGACGTAGCTATATAAGGTTACGCCAAAGAATATTAGAGGATATCACGGGAACTAAACCTCCTCAAAACAAGGCAGGAGTAACCGCAGTCAAGGACGCGCTATTAGAAGAAGCAGGTATTTCAAAGAAAGGCAAGGCAACTGTTGAATACGATAGAGAGTTAATGACATGGCTTAAAAAGCAATATTCTGAGCCACCTTCAGGAACAGCGGATGTTGGCGGATATGCTAATATCTACAACGAAAGCCATGAAAGACCTAAAGACGGCACAACTGACGGGCAAGCAGATGTCGGGGGAGAATCAGATACTCCGCTACCCCTTGACTTGCCTGATATAGTTTATCTCGCAGAGTTATTAATGGAGGGGAAATTACCAAGAGTTGTAACATATTTACGCAAAGGCGCATCAGGAATGTTCCGCCCCAAAACCGGGGGTATTGATATACTCGCCTCTATATTCGATGATATCAATGAAGCATCAAAGGTATTAGCCCATGAAGTAGGGCATTTAGGGGATTGGTTGCCGGATAAATATATGAAACGAGGCAATATCTTTGGTCATATCGGTGCATTACGCAAATATATGAAACACTTTATGGCGGGTAGACCCGGAGGAGAACCACCTCTTACAGAAAAAGAAAAGAACAGGCTTCACAGAATAGCCGAACAATTAAAGAAAACAACGGCATGGGAAGAAATTGAGGAAGAAGTAAGAAAAGAACTGCCTGTTACTGTTGAGAATATTATGGATATCCAGAACTCTACTGTTAGGTATATCAGAAACAAAAAACTCTATGATTATATCGCAAGATTAGACAGGAAGGCAAAGGTATCTATCGTAAAAGAAGCTATGAACGGTGTAGTGCCTGAGCAACTTAAAAAGTTTGTTAATATTATCAAGGTGAAAACAGGAAAGACAGTAAGGCGCAAGGTTATTATAAATAAAGAGGATGTGCAGAAGAAGTATCAGGAACTCATAGAGGAGGAGATTAGAAAAAGGGAATTACTTTCGCGTGACCAGATAAATAATGAGTTAAAATCATTCTCTATGGCATGGAAACCATTCGACCCCAACAGAAACTTTAGATACGCCGAATATAGGTTCTCTGCCGCAGAACTGTATGCTGATGCTGTTTCGGCTCTCATAACTAACCCGAGATACCTAAAAAACAAAGCACCTCATTTCTATGACGCTTTCTTTAACTATATGGATAATAGACCAGAGGTTAAGGATGCGTACAACAAGATTCAAAATATAATCAGAAGCGGTGGCGCGCACGAAGAGCTGAAGAAAAGAATCTATGACGACATGGATAAGGGTGAGGAAGAAGACATTCTGTTACTTGATAGAATGCAGAAAAAAACAAAACTTAAAGACGTAGGCATTGCTTTTATAGATAGAATGTATGGGTTAGGTAGCTTGGTTAATAAAGTGGGGGGAGCGAATATACCCGCAGAAAAAAACCCAATATATAAAGCAGAAGAAATGATTTACACCCCGTCTCAGCAAACAGGGTATCTCGCTAAGAGGCAAAGAGATGTAGACACGGTGTTGGAAAACAATAATATTAGCAAGAAAAGATTTGCATTGTATTTGATTGCCAATAGGGTAGCCACAGAGCGAAAAGAATTGGCTAATATGCGAGGACTCACGCCGGAAATAGCCGATAAATGGTTAGCCCAGTTTAGAGAGGAACACGGAGACCTATATGACCGATTGCGGAAAAGATATTTCGAGATAAGAAAAGAGTATATGATAGATGTTGCTGAAAAAGCGGACATGTTCGGAGAAGAGCTAATAGAGAAAATGAGAGATAACGAGAATTATGCTGCATTTGATAATCTTGGGTATCTCGATAATAAATATGGTGGCGATGTTGCGAATCTAATCCATAAGCAATACGGCTCATTTAGAGGTGTTAAAAATGTCTTTACCGTAACAGCGAGGAAAGATATCGCGATTATGAAGATGGTGAACAGGAATATCGCAATAGAGACCGCCACTGATTTCATGCGAGAATATTTCCCCGACCTTATGGAAGACGCAGAAAAAAATGGGCGAGGACATTATATACACACGAACGAAAAGGATAAGGCACTAATAGTATATCTTAAACATGGCGAGGCTAAAGGTTATTACGTTCCTAAACAGATTGCTGATATCTACGAAAGGTCACCAATCGAGGGCGGGTTAATAGTACAATGGCTGAGAGCAACAGCAAGACCGTTCAAACAGTTATATACGGAAAAGAACCCCGCATTTTTCTTGATATCTAACCCGATGAGAGACTTGTTCGGGGCAGTCAAAAATATGGAAGGCGCAAATTTTAGAAAATTCCTTCCGCTTTGGTTTAGAAGTATCAAAGAATCGTTCCAGAGTGCTTTTGGGAAAGAGTCACCGCTTGTTGATACGATGCTAAAACATAAAATGCTTTTATCTGTTGAGAATTATAGGGGCGAAATGTCGGAAGCTATGGAAGATGAACGCATTCTGGAAAGATATGGGTTATCTCCCCAGGTGCATAAAACAAAAAACAAAACAGCAAGAGTATTAATGGGATTTTGGGAAGCAATAAGTAAACTTGCGGTTGCCACAGAAAGAATACCAAAAATAGCAGGGTATAAATATTATAAGAAATACTACCCTGATATGCCTATGGAGAAAGTCGCACATGAGGTTAGAACTAAGGCAGGGTCGCCAGATTTTATGAGATTTGGGACACTTGGCCCGTTATTAAACAACCTATTCCCATTCAGTAACGCACGGAAAGAGGGGTGGAGAACGTCCTTAGAAGCATATAAAGCAGACCCGAAAGAGTATCTTGCGAAAACGGTATTATATAATGTCATCCCAAAACTTATGCAGCACGCAATTAAAATGGGTTTAGTGGGAGGTGTTTATCTCGCGTATAAGGGTGTTGACGATGACGATGATAGCGAAGAGGCTAAAAAACTCAGAGAAAACGCACGGATACCGGCCCTTATGATGGAAAGAATCTCTGAATATAACAAAGCGAACTATATAATAATACCAATAGGGCTTACTCCGGGGAATAAAACTATTGCGATTAAATTCCCACAAGATGAGACAGGAAGATTTATAGGCGGTCTTACGTGGAAATTATTAAATATGGGCGAAGAGAAACAATGGCAAAATCTTGCTGACTATTTAAGCGGTGAGGTCCCGACATTACATCCAATGATAACACTTGGAGTTGCAACTTCACAGTATATGGCTGGGCAAAACCCGTATGATTTCTTCAGAGGGCGGAATGTAGTAAACCCTTTAGCTTTTGCCGCCGGCGGTAAAGAATCACATAAAGAGTTTGTTAAGTGGATGAGTGATACGGCTGGACTCGGGATTATAAAGAGATTTAGATATGATAATAAGCATAAAATAGCAACTGAATTAGAAAAAACTCTTGGCTACCCAATAGTCGGCAACATATTAGGAAGAATGATTATCGTTTCAGATTATGGTTTACAAGAAAATATAAGAAAAGAATTGGGTCCTTTCGCAAAGATGAAAGCACAGAGAACAATACACTCTGTTCGTGCTGTGAATAAGATTGTTTCCTTAGCAGTTGAATGGGAGGGGCTTACGGAAGAGGAAAGAGGGGAAATTCTCGCAGAAGGAAAAGATATACTCACAGAAGAGGAAAAAGATGCGCTGAACTATAAAATAGAAAAAGGGACATTAGATGACCTGCTCATAAGGTCTATGGCTAATGCATTAGGAGACACCTATGTTAAGGCTATACTGGCGGCAAAGAGCAAGGAAGAAAGAATGTTTATTATCGAACGGGCAATAAATGATCCGCTTAGTGGGTTTTAAGAATAAGTAACAGTAAAAGGAGATAACCAATGAGAGTATTCCAAGGAGTATTTGAAAGACGAGCAATAACCAAATTAAGGAACACCACAGATGCAACGGCAACAACGGTGTATTCTTATCTATTAGCCGAGGAACAGAGTGTTTCTCTCACGGTAAGCGGTACTGTCCGTTCAAGCGATGGAGCTATTAGTGGCGTGTTCTTGACGACAGGGGCATATTCGCGCAATACAGCAGGTAATATCACAGAAGTTAACGAAGGGCAACATGATATTTACACAACTTATACCGCGTTAGCAACGGCAGAGGTTACTTTAGTGCTGAACACTACTACTCAGGCTGTAGATATTAAGGTTACTGGGCAAACGAGCGTGAACTTTTCGTGGAAATTAGATATTACTGACATTAAGGTGTCTTATTAATTGAAAGGGGATGTGACATGCCAAACGGAAACGGAGACAAAAAGGGTTTTTGGGGATTCCCAGATACGGTTAGATTGCTTATGTGGCTTGTAGGTATACTTTTAACGGCAACCTTAGTCTTAGGGGGAGGATTATATGGACGGCAAACCCTTTCTGGTGATGTGCAGGCTCTTGAACTAAAGGTGGAGACACAGACCGTTGAGTTCAAAAATATAGACGAGGATATAGACGAAATCAAAGAAGATATTAAAATTATTAATAATGACAATAAAGAACAAAATAGAATGATACAGGAAATACACCAAGAAATTTTACGAAAACAATAACAAAGGAGAACAGATATGAAACGAATACTCTCAGTAACAATCATCCTGTTTATGATATTTAGCGGCATGAATGCGGATGCTCAAGAACCGAGTAGACCCGG